GCAGAGTTTCTTTAAGAGAGCATACGTGTGCGGAAATGATTCTCTACCCACACCCTCGAGCTTGGAAAACTCGAGTAACTGTCTGTAGGCAGACGCACAGTGCTGAGCAGTGCTAGGTTTTAGCACCTTCCACTTCAGGCATCGCGCGTCTCGGCCGGCAACCATCCACGCCCCACAGGACTCTCTAATAAGAGTGTCCCCAAGGCAGGATTTACCAGCGTTGACGACGAGGCCAAGGGAAACTAATTCCTTGACAAGTCTCTCACCGCACTTGCTGTGCACGATGATGTCATCGCCAAAGACGCGGACGTGACGCTCTTTTCCATAGTACTCGCTCACGGCCCGGGCAACAGCCCAAAAGATGAGGGTTTCTACTGGAAAGCAAAGAGCACTCCCCATCGTTGCGAAGGCTGAAACCTTCACAACCTTTTCGCCCACAACCACATGGGTTGAGCGAAAGCGCGTTAATAGTTTGTAAGCGGGTCCTGGTAGAAGGAGCCTAGCCAATTTGTTAGATAACAAATCGCTAGCGTCCTTAAGATCCAGCGTGATTAGATTAGAATCGCAGCAATCCAGCTGCGACTTTGTCTGGTCACGGAAATTAATGCTACCGCCCACTAGTGGATCGCTGTGGCAGAGATCAAACAGAATCTGCATCAGGCCTTGTTGGCCGAACTGCAGCTCCTTTGCCTCAATGCATATCGCCCTTCGGGTTTTAAAGTCCTTAGGGACCAAACACAGCCGGGAATGACGCTTCACAGCGTCTCCCGTGACCGGATTAAGATGGTTGGGACCCCAATTGAATATTTCGGGGTCTATGCCATCAACCCAGCCAAACACCCACTTCTCTTCTCCATTTTCTCGATCAAAGACAGCGCCTGGTCCATGCCGCCCCCATGGGATTTCGTCCCACTGAGCGAGTCGTGGATGCAGATCCTCACCATCCATTAGAACTGACTCTAAGAGCTGTTTTGCCCTCGAGATGATTCTTGGATGCCCACTTATAGTGGGGTCATTAGCCATACGTGCGAGGAATAATTCCTCGGCCGCGGCATCCGACATTGAGCATCCTTGGTCCTCCACTTTCGAGAAGGCCAGGGTACAGAGCCTGATAAACCGCATAACGCGGGCCAGTTGGTCATAGACCATACTGCGTTCAGGTTGCCCTAACTCACTCCATAGAAAGGAAGAAAACTTCGGAGTCCCATCGCTAAACCACGCCATTGAGAATGGTAAGTGAAGTAGCTTTGGGAGATTTTCAGACCCAAGGGTTTCAAAGCCCGAGGGTACAATCAGCTGAGCACCTGTTATAGCACTCAATTCCGCTGCCTTCCCCAAAAGGGAAAGGCGCGTAGTTACGAATGTAGGGCCTTCATGATGCATCCGTTGAAGGATGTATTTAAGGTCCGCGTTGTAACACTGAATTGTGAAAGCGAAATCTTCGGTGCAAGGCACAATAGGAGAATTTATTGGATCGCCCAACAAATCCTTGAAGAAGGTATCAATCAGCGACTCGTGGCAAATGAAAGCCATGGAGATCCCCTTTTATAGAAAGGTTCACTTCGCTGCTCTCGGGCAATCTGCCCAGACATCGCCCCTCTTCGGCCACCGATTATATATCGGTGCCACGGATCAAGGAAAGCGCGTTGTTATACGTCGCTCCCCCGGCCCGGCTGTCATTAAGAAGACTACTGAGCTCCTTGAGATCTTGTTTCATCAAGGTCTCCGTCAGGATGGATTGATCCTTAGGGATCGAGATATCCATAGAGATGGAGGAAGTAGCGATCTTACCCGTCGTGGTATTTCTACCATGATTGGTCATGATCACTTTGACATGATCGTTCGCCATAGCCCCAGAAGGGGTAAGTGAGCGGACGATTTCAATTGTCTTCTGACAGCCAATAGGCTGACCAGGAAGGATCCACTTGGATCCATTCGCGGTCGATGAGACAAGGGAGTAAGTCTCCGACAATGTCGCATCATAATAAGCTTGAAGAGTTGCAGATGCCATAGAGCCTTCTTCTTTCCATGTCGCCAATTACGGCGAGGTGTTGAGGTTTAGTGCCAGATGAAGTTACTGCCCAGTTGGGTCAGCAACATTAAACCATCGGCACACTGATTAACAGATAACAAGTTTCCCTTCAGGATAGACTCTTCAGTCGGTAGTCCAGGTGTCCGCTCATATTCTGTGAGCGTCCCCACTGAACCAGAAAAGAAGTCTGGGTCTCCGCGAATCGTGGCGTATGGATACCCCTCGGTATCTTCATATCCACTCGCACCGAGATAGACCTCCCCTACATAATCCTGCACTCTTTTAGTGCTATGACAGATATTGTAGATTCCCTGTGACTGAAGCATTTGAGCCATCGGCGGCCGCATAAACCTCTTAACGTCGACAAACCAGTCGACGACAAAGGAGAAGGGCACAATCTCCCAGATGGTGTTTATACACCCCTGGAGATCAACGCCAAAAGCGGACGTAAACTTTCGTAGCAACGTCATATGATCCTGCAAAGGATCATCAGCTGCCACTGTGCTCACCGTCGCCATCGTCGTGTCCGATGTTCCGCGTAACCTCATTGCAGCGTGACAGATCCCGTCATGGGTATTATTTTCCATGATTCTTTGGGAATCGGCCCGCATAGTTGCGAGGTCGCCATTGCTGAAACCGAGGAGAGGGGGAGTAGGATTGTAGACCATTCGCCTTACGGCGAATGTTCTCCGGCTTTGTGATGACGGATTAGATTTAACAGCGGAATCCACCTTCTTGACGCTATCAATAAAGTTGTTGATATCGTAGAAGAGGCAATCCCAACCGTATTTCTTCTCCAACCAGAAGTTGGGGATTGTAGTGACGAGTTTCCTAATAGGAAATCGTCCTACTACTTTCCTCCAATCACCACGAAGAAGCCCAAATGGGTTTCGTACCATTTGGTAGGTTTTAGCCAACTCAAATAAAGACACCAATAATAGTGACTTCGTAATGAGTCGTCCATTGACCTGACGGGACAGATCGCTGACCATTTCATTCCAATCGATGAAACCAGCACCGCATTCTGGCCAATAGCCAGGCGGGCTGAGGTGCATGTCAAACTCAAGATCGAAAGCAGTAGGGGCAGGGCTGTGTATATAATAACACAGACAACTACCCGAAACGCGTGACGACATGATACTGACATGATTGCACCTCTTAGCTAGTCGACTCGATGGTGAAGTAGGGTCATCCGTTATATCAGAGCTGCGGCCAACACCTTCAATACAAGCCTGAGTACGCGCAATAGAGTAACCGCCACCCATAAAGGGTGTGCCGGGTCTAAAGAACGTGGTTGGGCTATAGTGTTGATCAACTCTGCGGCGATCCATACAAATCTCCTCTGGGACTCGAAAGGGTGGTAATATTACCGGTACCACGAAAGTGGTACC